ACAAATGATTGAGGCTCTAAAGCAACATGCTTTAGGACATATTGAAAAACATAAAATAAATGTAGAAATATTACTACAAAAAACTGCTGGTATTGCCGAGCATCCTGATACATTAGAAACAATCGAAAAAGAATTAAAGATTATTGCTGATTATGATGACCAAATATCAATGTTAAATAAGTATTTTACTATCAAAGACCCATTTAAGGTGAAATAATAATGCCCATTTACAGTTTTAAAAATACCAAGACCGGCAAAGTCTATGATGATATGATGTCTATTGCTGATAAGGAAGTTTATTTGAAAAAGAATAAACACATACAACAGATGGTAACTCAGATAAATATATCTAGTGGTGTTGTAGGCGTGGGTGCTATGAGGAATGATAATGGTTGGAAAGAAATGCAAAGTAGAATTGCAGAAGCACATCCAGCCTCCGAATTTGCACAACAACATGGTAAACGAACTGCTAAAGAAATTAAAACACAGGCTGTTGTAAAGAAACACCAGAAACGACAGGCTGAACAGAGGAAGAAATATGCCAAGTAAAGATATACCAGATTTCATGCGTGGGTTTGATACTACAGATGATTGGGGCATGGTACCGGTTTCATCTACACCAAAAACAGAACCGTCTGTTGACCCTAAACTAGTTGAGAATTCAAATTTAGAAATTTCAAAAGTAAAATCAGATGTTCAGGACATTAAGTCTATGATGAATGAGATTATGCAAATTGTGGCAGAAAAAGAAGTCGTAACAAAAACACTTGAAAGTGCTGATGTTACAGCAAGATTTAAAGACATTGAGAAGTTGATACTTCCGTTTCTTTACAATCTTATGAAGAGTGACGAACCTTATATACATTGGCCTAACAGAGGTCCAATCATTAAGGCACAGGTAGAGAAACTACTAAAGTTAACAAAAGGAAACTAACAATGCAAGCAAATTACGATAAGTGCTTAGAAACTATTTTACACCATGAAGGTGGTTATGTAAATCATCCAAAAGACCCAGGTGGTGAAACTAACTTAGGTGTTACTAAGAGAGTATACCTAGAACATGGTGGCACAAAAGACATGAAAGATTTACTAGTCGAAGATGTGGCACCAATTTACAAAAAAGGTTATTGGGATAAAATGAAAGGTGATGAACTACCAAATGGTTTGGACCTTTGCGTTTTTGACTTTGGTGTAAATGCAGGACCAGGTCGTAGTGCAAAGTTTCTACAGACAATGATTGGTACTGTTGCAGACGGTGGCATTGGACCAAATACATTAAAAAAATTAGGTGAATATGTTGAAAAACATGGCATTGAACAATGTATTGAAGACTTCCAAGGTGCAAGACAGGATTATTATGAAAAGTTATCTACATTTGCAACTTTCGGTAACGGTTGGACTAGACGAGTTGATGAAACTACAGAGTTAGCTATATCAATGGTCAGTTGAGAGTCAGAACCGTTTAAGTCGGAAAGAGATAGAATAAACAATATGTATGCTGAAAAAGGCATTTAAGGCTTGCCAATAGTGTTAATATAATATATAATATGAGTATATAAATGAAAAAGGAACTGAAATGACTAAGAAAAACTTTGTACAACTAGACGAGAGTAAATTTCCAACTACCAAAGGTAAAAATATTGATGGTTTTAGGTTTTATGCTGTCGAAGATAAACACTTTCCAAGTATTACTACTGTATTAGGTGCTATTCCAAAACCTGGTCTTATCGCTTGGCGTAAGAATGTTGGCGAAGAAGCAGCTAAATGGGAGATGAATAGAGCAGCTCGCAGAGGTTCTGCTACACATACTCTTGTAGAACAATATTTAAAAGGTGAAACACCATCAATTCGTGATGTATTGCCATTAGGCATGTTTCGACTATTGAAACCATACCTAGACCAAGTAGATAACATTCATGCATTAGAAAAAATCATGTATAGTAAAAAACTGACCGTTGCAGGTCAAGTTGATTGTATTGCAGAATACAATGGTAAACTATCTGTGATTGACTTTAAAACTGCCAACAAAGAACGAGTCGATAGTTGGAATGAGAATTATTATATTCAATGTACTGCCTATGCAATCATGTATGAAGAACTATTTGGTACAAAGATTGAACAAATTGTAATTCTACAAGCTGGTGAAGATGGTTCATGTAAGGCATTCGTAAAAGACAAAGCTGATTACGAACCTAAACTTGAAGAGGCAATCAAAGGTTTTTATAAATATTACGAAGAGAAGACAGGTAATAAACCAAAATAGTCCTTCTCTATAAGGGGACTTAAATGCGAAAAATCATAACAGTAATAATTATGGCAATGTTTAGTACCATTGCATTTGCTGATGAACATAATAAATTTTGGTCAGCACAAGCACCTATAATTTGTGGTAAAACTATAGACATGTATGAGTTTATTGCTAAAGAAGGTATGATACCTTTTACTATATCTTTTGGTAAAGTAGGTGCCAAATCAGATGGAGAAATTGCATTTGTTATTACACTTTGGATAAAACAAGGTACAACTGAACAAATGACTACTATGCAGACAACAGATGGTTCTGAAACTTGCATATTATATAAGAGTTTTGATACTATCATCAATCCAAATTTTGATGGTGGTTCAGATTTATAAGAATTAGTCGTTGACGACAAATATGGTAAACAGACTGGACTCCGGGGCAGTTCCGGACAGCTCCACCATAAACACTTGGTCTAGTATCGTGAGAGAACGGCAAAGTGTTTTTGATGGGGCTGATATAGGATTCGACAGATGTTGAGAAATTTGTAAGAGATTAATAGGTGGCAACCTTAAATGCTAATTAAACGCAAACGATAATAACTTTGCATTAGCAGCTTAATCACTGCTTTGAGTTTTGTGGATTGTACTTCGAAACAGAAACAATCCACGCTTTACATTTAAACAAAAAAGTGATATATTATATAATATGAATAGCAAAGAATTTAGTTTAATAATTGAGGGTGTTGTTAGGGATAAAAGACCTATAACATATATGGACGCAATAATACTTTATTGTGAAGAGAATCAAATCGAAGTTGAGACCGTTGGTCGACTTATTTCTAAATCATTAAAAGAAAAAATACAAGTAGAATGTACAACAGCGAATCTACTTAAAATGCCAGAGGCAGGAAAGTTACCTGTATGAATGGTTTAGAATACTTATATCATATTCTCTTTGTTGAGGTTGAACTTGGTTTGTGGGGTATAATAGGATTAGGTGTAGTGTTTGCTATACTAAGTTACATAATGGATTATAATGGAGAGATAAACAATGAACATTGAATTGATTGACAAAATGGGTGGTGATTTATCAGTTGTAAACGCAGCTCGTGTATCATTTGCCAAGAGAAAAGATGTACTTGACCAGTCAGATGAAAAGTTAATTAAATACTTGGCAGACCATAATCATTGGTCTCCCTTTGGTCACACCACACTACAATTTCTAATTAAAGCACCTGTGTTTGTTGCAAGACAACTTGTAAAACATCAAGTTGGTTTGGTATGGAATGAAGTCAGTAGGAGATATGTAGATAGTGAACCAGAATTCTACATGCCATTCTTATGGCGTGGTAAACCAGAGAATAAAAAACAAGGTTCGAGTGATGTTGAGATTGAGTATGATATTTCTGCTACAATTAAATATGTAAAAGAAACATATACAAACTTATTAAAAGCTGGTGTTGCACCAGAAATGGCAAGAATGGTGTTGCCTCAAAACATGATGACAGAGTGGTATTGGACAGGTAGTCTTATGGCCTTTGCTCGTGTATGTAATCTTAGAAACAAAGAAGATTCACAAGAAGAAACAAGAATGATAACATTACAAATGACAAAACATTTGAAAGACCATTTTCCAATTAGTGCAAAGTATTTGTTAGATGAAAATGTATAAAGATAAACTTAGTGACTTTTTTAAATGGGTCAAAGGTACAGATTTAGTTGAACTAGATGATATAGATGTATCAGAGGATCCTGTTAGACCTGAATTAACTCTAGGTTTTAGAATTACAAATGGTCGTAAGATATTTGGTCTAAAGTATGAAGATGAAATTGAAGCAATTATTTGTGTTGCATTTTGTCCTGAAGTACCATATACAATTAGAGAAATGGATTATATGTCCAGAGTAGAAGAAGGTAATGTTGCTGTTGCATACACAGTATGGTCAAGAAAACGAGGTGCAGGTAAAGAGATAGTTAAGAAACTAGGAGAGTGGTGTACAAAACATCATTGTTCCAGACTAGTTACATTATCACCACTAACACCTATGGCTACACATTTTCACATTAAGAATGGTGCTAAACAGGTACACATAAATGATGTAACACAAAATTTTGAATATAAATTATAATGGGATTAGGTGGTCTATTTTTTATAGGAATAATATTAACGATAATCGGATTGTATATTGCATATAGTATAGGTTCAGATGAATAATTAATTATGTATGGTGGATTTGAAGTATTTAAAACATATTTGGCAGTCAAAAATCACTTCACAAGTGACTACGACTATCACAAGTATGGTGGTAGAGTTACAGCAAAGTTGGAAAGTTTTACGAAAAGGAAAGATAGATACTTTTTTCATAAGTTATCTAAAAGATATAATGAGCGAGATATACTGGATTATTTTGTTAGTAATTTTGCTGTTGATAGTCATAAGTGGATTGGGAGTGTTATAAACAATGAGGGTGCTGAAAATTATACCAAGTTTAGAAAATACAAAGATGGCTTTGATTACCATTTCAGGAACGATTGTGTGGCTATTCGTAATGAGCTTGACAGTAAGTCTATTCTTTTTAATGATGGCTTTAATGTGGTTGGCGGACAACATCCTAGAATTCTACGACTATTGCTCAGAAAAAAAATTCACCTCCAGACCGCCATCATTCTTGATACAATACTATCGTTTAGTAAGGTATGGGATAAGGAAATTGAAGAGAAAGTTGTTTGGCCGAAAATTAAACACACACTCACTAAATTCAGACCTTTTTTGATGTACAATGAAACGCAAGCGAAATTAATTATGAAAGATGTATTTGTATGAACTTAAAAACAGCTAATAAAATCCTATCTAATATTAAATTTGGCCAAACTAGAATAGCCGCTAGAGGATATACACCAAAGGTAATTGAACTTACTACAGATGATTTAATTAAAAAATTTGTACAACAAAGTGGTCAATGTTATTGGTCTAAAATACCTTTAGATGAGAAGTATAATTATATATCAAAACACCCATTAGCCATTTCAGTTGATAGACTTGACAATACTATAGGTTATTGTTTTGATAATGTCGGTCTTACTTTAAGAGTTTTTAATTTAGGCAAAGGTTCGTATAAAGGAGATTTTCCCGAAGTCATTGAACATTTAAAGGAACATTGGCATGAAAGAGGTATTGTAAATGATTAATACAAGAATGAAATTAAATGATAAGATTAAAGCATTAAACTCTACTAGAGTTTTTAAAAAGATTACACCAAAAGGTGACCTATCATGGTACATCAAGTGGGTATCAGTTGTTCTTATACTAGTGGCAACATCTGCTAGAGCTACAGGAACAATACCAGATATTGATTTATGGTTTGGATTATTTGGAACTATAGGTTGGCTTACCGTTGGTTATCTGTGGCATGATAGAGCTCTTATCTTATTAAATGGTGTGTTAGTTACACTAATCTTTACAGGACTATTAAACTATTATTTCGGAGGTTAATATGAATAGAATAAAACAATTTTGGTCATCAAGTTATAAATCAGACAAAGTGGCCTTCTACTTTGAATTACTAAGTTTTATAGTTACAGTTGGTGCAAGTATGACACTAGCATTAACGGCTGACCAACCAGATATGCGAGTTGTGTATCCTGGTTTCTTTATTGGTAGTTTGACGGCCACATATGCTCACTATAGAAGACAGTTAGCATGGCCTATGATACTTGTTGGTTACTTTTCATTAATGAATGTCTTTGGATTTGGAGTTGCAAATGGC